CCGTCTGACGGTAATGCGAGTCAACCCAGTAGGCCAACTCCAACGAATCAACATCGTACTGCTGGCCTGCCGACAACTTGCGAACTTCGCTCATCTCATCATCTCCCGAGGTTATGACCCGCGTTCGTCGCGTGTCTGGTGTTATTCTAGCGTTTCTCTGGACGATGTCAAGTGATATTCCCGTGCCCCCCGGGGAGATTCCCGAGGGGCTGGCGGGGGTTGGCTACTCCGCAAACCCGAGGGCTGCCATTTGCTGGTGCGTGCACTTTGCCCGGAACCAGTCGGCCACAATCATCTCTGAGGGGTCTGGGTCACGGTGAGAGACGCCGGGAATCTTCGACGGCACATATTGCCGAAGTCCAGACTTGGGAATCCACGCCGTCTTTCCGCTGTATGTGTTGCGGACATGCAAAGCCTTGTCGCTCTGGCTGATCACGGCAACAGTCGTTACATCGGTGTGGCGGACAGTCCAGATGATTGTCAGGAAGCTCATCTCTCATCACTCCGGGTTGGTGTTTGACTTGCGTTCGTCGCTCGTCATGGGTGTATTGTAACCTTATCGGGAGTTTCGTCAAGTGATATTCAGAGAAATTATTGCGGATTGCCGGAAGTCGCTGGCGGGACTGGGGTTAGGTGCTCAGTTTCTGTCCAGATTCAGCCGCAGGAACTCGACGGTGATCGAGTCCCGCTGATCGAGTCCGTGGGCGTGCTCATGACAACCACGACACAACACCCGAAGATCCTCCGGCAACTCCTGCCGCAGGTTGACGTACGTCAGATGATGGACTTGGAGAACACCACCAACGCCGCATTCTTCGCACTTGTGGCCAGCCCTCTTGAGTGCCGCCTTGCGTGTCCTCTGCCAGTGCGGACTCCGGAGATAGATCGGATACCAGACGTTGAACGGCACCCCCTTTTTCCATCGGGGGATGTCCCGCCGTCGCTGGCGTTTCTTGGCCTTCACAGAGGCTATCAGCCGTGCCTTGTCAGCAGCGAACCGCTTGGCCACTGCCTGACGTTCGGCAGCCGTCCTACAACGTTTCTCGGCTGTACGTCGATCAGCGTGTAGCTGTTTCCAAGCTGCGTTGATGCCGTGCGGATCGTTATTGCGTGTGCTCATGACGATTGTTCGGATGGAGGCGCGTAGAGCAACTTCCGGTGACCACCACCAGAAGCTGCCCGCTTGTACATGACGACCGTCCCGGACGTATGGCGTTGCGGCAAGGCTGGTTTACTCTTCACCAAGGCGGACCCAGCCGGAGCACGTTGCATCCCTCCTCCGCCCCCCTCGACAGCGTCGGCTTGCCCCTACTAGGCTCCCCTCAGTTGCTGCCGCCTGTGCCGAAGTTGCCAACACTCACAGGATCGGGGTATTCGCTCCATAACGACGCGCTGGAACGGGTGACGCTTCGACTGTGCCCACGGGCTCATCCGTCGCCGATGTCGCCCATTCAGGGGGCTATGTCCAAACGCCCGCCCCGGACTCGAACCGGGTAAGCACCATGCACGGGACGTAAAAAAACCCCCGGCCCGGGCGGTGCATCGCCGTGGGCAAGGGGTCGGAAAGGTTGTGTATGCCGGATGCACCCGACGGGGAAATCATAGCGGGGGGGCGGGGGATGTCAACTGAAGTCTGGAAAGAGCGAGCGTTCTGGAGGCTTTTCGTCGCGAATTGTACGATTCCATCGCAGATATCGCTTGACGACGATTTCTAGGCACTCGCCGTAGGTTAGGTGTGAGAGCATTGGATTTTGACGCATGTCCATTGCATCTCTCCACCAATTAGTGCTGTCAACGCTGTCCAAGCGTCGGCAGTGCGTGTATCGCCTCATTGCCCAACCATGGACATGAATTCCATCTGGAATCCTGTCCAGTGTATGACGCACCCACTTTTCTTTTCCGTCACGTGGTGGCAACAAACCAAGCCCAAGCCACTGCCTCCTCTCTGTCGCCAGCTGTACCAAATCCCCCAAAAGTTCGGGGGGATCAGACTCGTGGAATGTCGGGAACCCGCCCGGGAAGTCTTGGTAATTCTGCAACGATCTTCGCCAGTCGCCTGAAATGTCGTCGAGACCTGCAATTGCGTCAGCATGCCCAGCCCATCTCTGCGACCAGTCCGCATACTTGCCCAGATCTACTTTCTTTCCGCTGCTAAACTCAGAGAACGCACCGGAGTCGATAAGTATGCGCGAAAAGCTCTCTTGGTATCCCTTTGACAGCCAATCTCCATAGCAAGCGTAAGACAACAGCACTGGCATTCCGGCGGCGTGCTCGGCCTGCTGCTGTGTGTTTGGACTGGCGAGATAAACCTGCATTATCCATTTGCCTCCATTGATGCACTGCATTCCGTGCGAAACCTTGAATGCGTCCCGCGAGTCACGACAGTGCATCTCAGAGCTGATGCAAGGCGTGAAGTGAGATCCTCTTGGTAAATCGGTGACTGCGTTGCCTTATCGATTTCGGCCTGTATGGTCTCGACGGGAATGGTCTTGTTTGCGACGTGGAATTCAACCTCATATATGTCAGCACACCCCAGAGGGCACTGGCCGACGACTGTCGTCCTGTGAATGGTAGTCATAACTACGCCCATCACTCATCTCCTGTCGTAGGGGGGGTGCATCAACCATAACGATTTGGGATTGACTCGCTCGGTCCTAATCCGGCACGTCACCTCGCCGAGGTACACGATGTCGGGCCACTGCGTGTGCTGCTCTGGCGTTTCGGTGACTTGGCAGACCTCGATCTCTCGGCCGTCTGGCGTGGCGTAAATCGCGGTATTGGCGACGACTTTCGCCATCTGCTCAGACCACCACGCATGTAGCGTCTTTTTCACGTCGTCTCTCCTGTCGTAGTGTGCTCAGCCAGCACGCGCCGGCCTTCGTCGGTTGGTTCCATTCGTCGCCACCCACTCGGCAGCGTCCTTTCCCAGATCAGGCCGCGAGAACGCAACGCCTTGATCGTGTTGGGGTGGCAAAAGTAACCGATGCACAAGAACCGCGCCTCATCGACTCGCCACTTGATGTGCCGCAGGGCTCGGATCATCGCCGGTGTCGGGGGCCTCATGCCTGCTCCTCCGTCTTCCGCTCGCCACGGGAACAGCCCTCTGCCCGATGTGTGCGGGGCTGATACCAACCCGTCATGGCGTTTGGATCTAATCCGTGGAATACAGGCGGGCTCAGTTCGCAGTTGCCTTCGTCTGCACGCCCAGCCCACCATCTGCACTGTCCGCACCTGATCGCGTCGCTCACTTGTCACCACCTTTCGTCCAGATCGTCGCGTGATGCTGGCTCAAGAGGAACTCGCCCAACTCGACAGGCACGCCCGGTGCCCACACCTTCGCCAAGTATCGCCGGAAACTGTCCTGCCTCTTCCGTGGCTCGGGCCGCGTCCTCACGATCAACTCGCCGCCTGCCGTTCCGCAGTAATCCCGCGTTGCCAGCGTCGCCTCTCGCCAGCCCGGCTGATTCCGCTCCGGGGTGTCCACGCCGTCCAACCGCAGCGTGCAGACGTGCCAGATGCTGAAGCCGCAGTCGATCCGTACCTCGATTGTGTCGCCGTCGATCACCCGCAGGAGTTCGGCCTTGTAGGTGTAATCGGGGGAGGGTGTCATCGTGTCACCATCCTTTCCGTCTCGCGGTGGAATCGCTGGGGTACTCGCGTCATATCATGGCCGCTGGAGTCGTAGAAGTACGCTGGCAGCCGCAGGTTTTCGAGATACGCCCATGACCGCCGGCCGTCGCTTGCCGTCCGCACGAGACAGATCTGGTATTCGTTCACATAGTCATCGTCATTGATCCAGTTCCACGCATCCTCCAAGGAGTCGGCGAAGTAGTTTTCCACAATGTCACCGTGGCAATCGACGACTTCACAGCACCACTCATAGTCAACGCTCATGTCTCGCTCTCCAAAGCCCCCCGGGAAAGTCCCGAGGGGCGGGGGGTTGGGTGGTTAGGCCGTCAACTTGGCGTAAGCCTGATTGGCAAGGGATTCGAACTGGCCTTCGCCCATCACCACGTCGTAGGCTTCGTTAATCTGGCAGCCGAGAATCTGCTGAACCATCTTGATCGAGGCACTGAAGACAAACTTGGTGAACGCCTCGCGAGTTCCGAACTCCTTGGCAACGTCTGTTCCGTTCGCCTTGCACATCTCAATAACGCTGCCGGCTACCAGCTTAGTGATCTGTTGGTTGTGGCTCATCGTCATCATCTCCCGGGGTGTCGCTCGCCGGTCGTCGGCTCGCATGGTGTTATTTTAACGTGATCGGCAGTTGTGTCAAGTGAAATTCAGAGAAATTCCCCCGGGGGCTGATTCCCGGGGGAAGGGGTGGGGTGTTAGGCGTTCATCCAGACATGCAGCGGCATCACCAGCGTATATTCATCCCGGCCCCGGTGAATCAGGCCACCGCCGACGAAGTAGCAGACAGAAAAATCGGCAGATGTCGCAGGGGCCGAAACTGCCCGCACGCCGTCAAACTCGATCAGGCGGCCGCAATACTCCGCGACTTCCATTCCATGAGAGAAGGCCATTTTGCGGCATCCAGCCAGAGTGCCAGAGAACACGATGGAAGTTTCTGTTCGGCTGACTTCCTGCAGATCGAAGTGGCTGGGGTGGGTGATCGTCATCTCTCATCTCCCGGGTTGGTGTCGGCTTCGCGTTAGTCGCGTCGCATGTCAGAAGTATATCCTCTATCGACATTGTGTCAAGTGAAATTCAGAGAAATTCCCCCGGCCCACTGAAAACCGCGTTTCCTAGTAGTCGCCGCCCCCGCTATCGTGGCATTATGCCCGCGATTCCCGGCCTACTCGTTGATCCCGTTTCTGCCGCCGTCGGTGTTCTCGCTGGCGTGGCCGTGGGGATATTGCTGCGGATTGTGTCCGGTTCTGGACGATGATCAGGGCTTCGAGGCGTACCACGTGCCGGTGAATGAGTTGCCGAACCAATGGAGATAGACGATATCTCCGGTGACAATCTCAGCCGACTTCAGATACTTGGCCGTCACCTGATTCCCAGATGTGTCTACCTCTACCTGCCCATCGCCTGAGAACGGGCCGATGTCTTCCAGTGCTGTCCCCTTGAGGAATAGGGCTGGCGATTGAATAACGCGAACTGTCGCCACATCAGATCCATCAAAGCTGTCTTCCAACGAAGAATCAACGACAGTAAACCCGGGGATTCCTGCCCACAGATCCCAGCTTGCATTCTTGGGGCCGACAGCCGTCCCGACTGATGGTGCACTGCCTGTGTATCGCCCCAACATCACACGGCCGAAAACGCCTTGCCCAATTCCACCGGCAGCGAGCGGCACCGCACCATTGAAGAGATGACTGTGTTGGCTTGCGTAGGTGTTTGGCTTGCCGATTGTGAATCCCATGTTGGCGACGCCGACCCGTTGCTGTCCTCCCAGATCGGACGACGTGAACGGCGAGAACATCCCGGTGATCCTCATACACGCGAACGCCGGAACCTCCTCGCCGCTGTCGTTGCGAACTGGCCACCACTGTTGATTCTCCGCCGCCGCCGTGCCGATCAGTCCCAACATTATGGACGCCCCTTCAGTTGGTTCTTGTTCGCTCTCCGCTGGCCTCTGAGCATGTCATTCAGCCGCCGCTCTTTATAGGGCGGGACATAGGGGGAGGGCTCGTACAATCGACTGGCTGAGGTGTAGCAGCCGCTGCCGCCGATCTCCCATGTCACCTGAGAGATTGCCCCGTCTGGATTGATTGACTGAAGCCCCGCGTATCGGCCAGAGGCTCCCGACTGAGTGACGTACTGTGCGAGTCGGCCGGCAGCGTAGTACCCACTTTGCGTCTCCAACTCCACCTTGTACGTCTTCTCCTGCCACGCCTGAGGAAAGATCCCCTGATAGGGCGTGTATCGCTCCCAGACGAGTTCCTCTCGTTGCACAACTTCCACGCCGTACCCGCTGGGTGCATTCGTGGCCTGTGTGAAACTCCAACGAAAATGGCTGTTCGTGTCGGGGTTGCGAACAGTGAATGAACACTCCAGTTCCAAGTCGGCCGCTGTGAATTGCTTTGCCTGATCATCCCATCGCGTTACTTGCTCATCAAATCGCACCATTCCCAACTCATGCTCCACGGTGAACCGGCCGGGATACTTCCATTGCGTCGCCACTGCTGCCGATGAGTTGCGCGGGAACTCCAGAGAGATGTTCCCGACATAGTAAGATCCATAGACAGCCTCCGGCTTGCGTCGCCTGATTCCGTTGGCGTCTGGCCCTGTCTGGACAAGCCCCTTCTCCAGAGGGAGGATCTCGCGGAGATACTGCACGTTGTATTGAACGGCTTGCGGATTCTGCTGCTGTTGCGGTGCCATCACGCCGCCGCCTTGAATCGGGCCGACTGGGATAAACGGCTGTTGAATCTGCTGCACGATGTCGGGCAGCGTGACGATGATTGTGGGGCTGACGGAATTCATATCCCGAATCCGGTACAACCTGAACACATCCCGCAACGCCAACGCCCGCGCATCGCTCGCCTGTACGCCAGCGAAAAACTGCGTTTCCTTCCCCCACCCTCCGGCGGGCTTATAGCTAAGCTGGTCGATCGGCCTGATTCGTCCGTCAGTGTCATAGGCCACCGCCTCTAGGGACAGCCGCCGTTGATATCGATTCGCAGCCCCAAGCACACGAATCGTCGCGGGCACCTCCGGCGGGTTGCTCGATACCTGCTGCTCCAGCAGATTGGCGTTCTCCGGCAGGGCTGCCCCGACTCCCTGCTGCCTGATAGCTACCGTGCTATCGATCTGGAGCACGATGATCATCCCGAACGGCTCCAAGATGTTCGCCAGTGCCTCCGCTGGATTCTCCGCCACCCATTCCGCTTCCGGCCTCGCGTTGTTCGGGATCTGCGATACATCCGCAGTCTCGCCCATCGCCTGTAGGCACAACGTCGCCAGTTGCTGGGGAGTTTTCTCGGTCGCGGTGATGATCAGGCCGTCGGCATCGCGCTGGTTATAGTGGCCGTAGACCTCCCCGAATTTCCATTTCCACCGCCGATCCATCAGGCTGAAGCTCACCAGCGTGCCATTGCTCCCGCGAACCATCGAGGCCTGATCCGCTCGGCATCCTGGGATTGTCAGCGTCGTTGTCCCGTGGACGAACACCACATCCCCCACGGCCGCGATCTGCTGCGTCTGGGGAACGATCTCCATCTGCACGACAGAGGGGGTGATCCCCGCCGTGAGGGTGTACGTTGCCGACAAGACGTTTTGCACGCCCGGGTAGGTCGCGTAGGAGTGGTTCACGACACGCTACCGAAAGTGAGTCGCTTGTTCTGGGGAATCTGCAACAGCACGCCTTGCAGGTCCGTGCGGTTCAAGTCCAGCCCGTTCGTGAAAGTGACTGTGCCCGCCGGATCTCGGAATGTGGCCCCGGCGAACAGATCGCAGTTGGTGATGGTCCGGCTGCGGGCATCCGCTCGGAAGTCCAGCTCACCGCTTGCCAGCACCAACGTCGTGAGAGTGCCGGTGGACTGGTAGGAACAGTACCCTCCGTTGATTGTGACAGTCACAGCCGCGCCAGACAGGTGATACCATCTTCCCCCGGTCTGCGTCGCTGTGGTGACCGCACACGAGGTGTAGAGCACGCTCCCGGTCTGCGTGAGAGTCGTCAGGGTCACTCCCGATCCAATCCGCACGGTTGCGTCTGACGCCTGATTGTTGACGAACCCAATCCGGCAGGTCATCACCGCAGAGGTCTCACTCGCGAAGAACGCGATGCCAACCGACCCCCTGTTGATCGTCGCGGTGTTCGAGACGTGCGTCCCCTTCCAGAGAATCGCAGGGGTGCCGAGGATCTCTGGCGTGCCGCTGTTGAGCACCACGAGGTTGCACTGGCCCGATCCGCTGTCGATCTTGATCCGGGGGGAGCCCGGGCCATCCCCACCGCCGATCGTGAGGGCTTGCGTGACGGCATCCGCAGACGTGCCGAGGGCCAGGTACTTATCCCTGTACTCCGCGTATGGATACCCTGCGTCGTCTTGGTTCGTGTCTGGCAGTCCGATCCGACCCGTGTATCCCTGCGTGATCGTGATCGACGCGGGAGACACTGCCGACTGCGCCAGCCCATAGAGGATATCGACGTTGCCAGCATCGATGACGATATCGTCCGAGTCGACCGGCACACTCCCGCCGCTCCAGTTCGCCGCCGTGGTGAAGTGATTCGGGCCGCTGGCGGAAATCGTCGTGGCCGTGCTGACGGTCCCAGAGGTAGACGACTTGGCTACCGTGATCGTGTAGGGCTGGCCCTTCGTTTTGCCGATCAGAACCACGGTCGATCCGCTTGCCGCTGGCACTGTCTCGCCGCTGACGAACTCGCGGAACTCCCCGATATTCGGCCCCCGCTCCGTCACGCTGTACGCCGCCCCCAATGCTGTCGACGTGCTCCCGAGGGCCGCAGCCAACTCGGTAGCGATCTGCGTTGTGGTGACCGTTGTCCCTATCGTCAGAACGATCGAACGGCCGTTGCAGGTCACTGTCAGCGTATCCGCCGCGACCCACGTCCCGCCGATCGTGATTGTCTCTTTTTGGGCGACGGGAAGCGCCCCGCCCTGCCATCGTCGTGTAGCCATGCGTTATCCCGGCGGTCGACCGCTCAGAGGTGAAGGGGATTCGAATTCGTAGGCCCATTGTACGGAATACATCTGATTGCCGTACTGGCCGAGTCGCGTTGGACTTTGGTAGGTCACCCGCCGCCGGTCTCGATGCTCTGCCAAGGGGAACGCCGGATTGGGGACGCTCGGCCATGTCGCCACGCCGACCGCTGTGCCCTGCTGCTGGCAGGTGTAGGAAGTCTGCTGGCGAACGAGTTGCTCGATCGGTGGCCCGTACAGAGTCGGGATCACAACCTTCTGCTGCCCCCCTCCGCCGAATGTGTACGACTCCGTGTAGGACAGGATGCCCAGATCGACGTTGTATTCGGCCTCTGCTGTGATCTGGTACGTCCGGTATGTCGTGTACTCGCTGCCGTCGCCGGTGGGGTATGACAGATCGAGGATACGCACACCCTGCCGACTGCCCGTGTTGTACATCGAGTGCCGAACCGATGTCCCGTCGCTGGAGTAGAGCACCAGATCGCGACCATCGACGCCATACGCTGCCTCTAGAGCAACGATCGCGGTCCTCAGATTGGCCTCTGTACTGGCCTGTAGGATGCCACGGATTGACCAGTTGGCAACGTAGCCAGACCGCGCCCCGACCTCGTTGAACGTGCTCCGCTGGCTGATGACCAGCGTCACCTCGTTGTCCGCGTGGGTGTAGGTGCCGTATTTCAGGATCATAGCGCCCCCACCCCCTGCCGTCGCAGTGCTGCCGCCTCGTTCGCCTGTGCGTTGAGTTGTGACCGCAGCTTGTTGATCGTGATGTTCTCCATCTCTCGCACAAGAGGGGCCAATCTCTCTTCCAGCGAGTCCGCAATCTTCGACGGGTCAAGATCGATGTTGATCGTCTGCTTGATCTCAGCCGACACTTTGGCTTCAGCCGCCGCGATCTTCTGGTCCAGCCCGAGAATCTTGACGATCTCCGCGAATCCCGCAGCGTCTGCCCCGGCCTTGGCCTGCTCGGCGATGATCCCGCGAAACGCCACGTTGCCCCGGGCGAACTTGAGTTCCTCCGCTGACAGTTGCCCCACGCCACCGGCTGCGATCCGCTGGGCGATGTCACGCGTCGCCTGTTTCTCGCGAACATCCATCAGGCCGAATTCTTCGCGGGCCGCGTCAATCCGCCGTCGTTGTTCGTCGATCAACTCCCGCTCGGCTTTGGTCCGCTCCAGCAAGATGCCGTTGAGTTGTTTTTCCGCCTCCAGTCGCTTGCCTTGCACAGACTCAAACGTCTGTTCCCGCTGTAGTGCTGTAGGTTTCTTCCGCTGCTCTTCGTCTTGCACAAATCCCTGAAGAAACCCTAATCCGGTCGCTCGTCCGGTGGCCGCCAAGAACCCACGCCCCGGGCCAGCAAAGCGATCTTCCATGAGTTGATCAAACCCGGCGTTGATCGACTCTGTCAGCCCCTCCAGAAACATCTTGGGGACATTCATGGCGGTGATAACGGCAGACGTGATCGTGATTAGCTTGTTGTCTGCCCCGCTGAAAAACCCCGGGCCACCCTTGCCTGTTGCCGCCTTTGCTGCGGCTTCCTTCAACCCCTTCTCGACTCCCTTTTCAACGCCGCTTCCGATCTCGCGGGCGACAGCCTGCACCTCAATGATCTGCTGGCCACGCATCAAAGCCCCACCACCACCACCGCCGCCGCCACCCGGCCCCGGTAGCGCACGTTGCCCACGGGCATTTCCCCAGAACCCACGGATTCGGTTCGGGTCATCTGGAATCATCCCGCCCCCGCCGAAGCCACCAGCCCCGGGGAAGATCAGCCCACCACCTCCGCCACCGCCACGCCCCCCGCCAGGCAGGGGAATCATTCCCCCACCGCCGCCGCCCCGGGCAATCGATTGCTGGAGCCCCTGCCACGCCTGCCCCACCTGCCGGATCATGCCGAGGTAGGCCTGTTCCAGCCGCTTGACCTCCGCGATCTGCTCGTTGACCGCTGGCTTCTGGGCCGACTTGACGCGGGTCAGCATCCCGAGGGTAGCTTGCTCGACCGTGCGCTGTGCCACAACGCCAGCCTCTACCGCACGCCGCGCATCAGCAGCCGATTGAAACTCCATCCGGACTTTTACGACAACGTCAGTCTCGATCGCCATTACTTCCGACCCCCTATCAATGCCCCGAGGGGTCCAGCGATGGTATAGGCTTGCTGTGTCTCGGCCGCGTCGACTGCCTGCCGGATGATTGCCGCGTTTCTGCGAACGATAGGATCGTCTGGGAACTGCCCCACGGCTCGGCACTGGGAATAGTGCTCATAGGCCAGCCAGTTCGCTTCTGTGAGGCTCTTGGGGCTCTCAGGCGTTCCCTTGGGACAGCCGTTGATGCGGAGTCGACACGGTGCCCGCGTGCCCTTCGGTCGTGGCACTGGCTTCCCCTGCCGCTGCAATCGCTCCCCGGTTTTTTCGTCGTACACGAACGCCTCACAGTCGGCACAGTCGCGGTAGGCTACTTCGGGGTGCAGGATCAGCAGCCGCACCCCTTCAGCTAGTTTTTTGTGGCGTCTCCGTCGTTCTCTTGTGTGCTGATGATCTTCCACAGCCTCAAGACAAGCTCGTGAGTGAGTCGCCCCACGTTCTGCGAAGACACGTCGATGGTATCGCCGGTCGGGCCGACAATGTTCCACGAGACGACTTTCGCCGCCATCAGGTCGTGGACCAATCGGCACCACCCCGCATCGTCCAGCCCCTTGGATTTTGCGAGATAGGCCGCAAAGTCCGTGGAAGCCATCGGCCGATAGACAAGCTGGATCTCATCCCACTGGGCAGAGGCAGGGATGGTGGTCTCGCGAGTGTAGCCGTCGGGGATGAAGGGGCTTGGCATTATGCAGTCGAGTCAGAGGTAATGGACAGTTCTTTCGTGCTTCCGCTGCTCTTGGCGATGCCGTTCATCTCAAGAAGGATCTCGCCCGGGCCACTGACACCAGGCGACGAATCAGCCACCGCAAGAGCGCCGATCGTGAACGTGATCGACCGGCCGCCGTTGGTCAAAACGAAGGTGGCACCGCTCGCCCCGCTGGAGTTGATGCCGTACAAGTCCACCTCGTCGGACGTGTAGGGGACGGTCATTGAGACAGTGACCACCCGGCCCTGCGTGTGGATGTCGGTCGCGGTGTTGCTGTTCGAGAAGCGGGCATTCAGTTGATTGTCAATGCTCAACTCCCAGCGTGTCACCACGCGGGCCGATCCCTCGACAGTGCAGACCGCATCCGACCAGATGTAGGGCGGATCGGTGGGGGCTGCGATGGTCGGGAACGCCGTCGCGCTCACAGTCTCACTCTTGCCCGTGATCTCCAGATCCAACTCAAGAGCACCGCCCGCCGTCGCTCGGAATGTCGCTCTTGCCACCTTGCAGCCAGAATAAACGAATCGCTTCGCCACCCGCTCGATCAGCACGTCAAACTCTGGCAGCGTCTCGGCCACCGCGAACAGATCAGCCACCTCCGCCGACCCCATGATCCGGGGCAAGAGAAGATCCAGCATCGCGGGGGTCGCGTGGAATGCGATGGTCCCGTTAATCCTGACAGTGCCGTCTCGCGTGCGTTCAATCGGCATGGATCGAGTC